CAAGAGAAGGCTGGACAAGGCATTGCCGCATGGTCTAAAACCCTCAACTTCATGTTCGTCGTCTGGACGCGACTGATCGAAAAGGTCTACATGTGCGGCGCGAAGAAGAATTTCCACTTCATAAGCAAGTACACAGACCAGGAAGTATTGCAACTCATGGACTCCATAATGAACTGTCCCGACGCCGACAAGTATCGCTTCGCAGAGTTTGACTGGACCGAACAAGACTCATCAACCAACTCATCCGAACACTTCTTCTTCATGCATCAACTGGAGGCAGTCGGCTGCCCACGCGTGCTACGTGAACTCTTTCACCAACGCATGCGCAAGCGTGTCGTCTCCTCCGCATATGCGTCGCTCGTCGTCTCGAACAAGAAGGACTCCGGTCGCGTAGACACTCTCATCGGTAACACCGGCTTCGGCGCCAGCGTTGTGCTCTCGCTTCTACACCACGACGACGTCGAGCACGTACTGTTCAAAGGCGATGACAGCGCGCTCGTCAGCAAAAATGAGATCAAGCTACGAACTGAACGCATGAAGATGCTCGAGACCTGCGGCATCCAGCTCAAGCTCAAGCTGTGCCGCACCTGCAGTTTCGTCAGCTACCTCATGAATGCCAACGGCGCCGCACCAGACATACTCCGAACTACTGCAAAGGTCCTGACACGCAACTATGTGAACGAGGAGGCTTTCAACGACTACCGGATCGCTGTCGCGGCACTACTCGGGAAGCAACAAGTCGAGACCGTCGCAAATTACTGCGTCGTCAACGCTGTGCATCACGACATAGACCGCGCACTGGTCGACCAGTGCTACTCGTTCTTGATTGGTTTCGTACAGGGTCGAGTCAAATTCAGTCAGCTCATCACTGTTGAGAAGAGAATCGAAGTGTACGACCCACCGGCAGACCACAAAGCGAAACCGCGCGGCGATCCCAAGTTCTCCGCTGCTGATCTGCTGCTCGCCGACCAAGAAATCAGCATGCCACCCCAAAACTAGGGGGTTTGTTTATGAAACTAGTTTTCCTGCCTCAGTCAGTATACTGAAACGCTCTTCGCTCGCGCTTTCTCTGTTTATGAATCGCAACCGTCTTTCGCCTTATCCCGTACCTACGAATACTCATCGTATCAAGCATGTCACTCCCAGCACCCGCTCCTATGCCACGCAGACAACGCCGCCGTCGTGGACGTGCTGGCGCTGCGGGCAAGCAGACCACTGTCACCAC